ATCCCGCGACGGCCACCGCCTACGACGTCCGATCGGACGCGAAAAAGACGCTCGACGCGCTCAAGTCCGCGCTGCAAACCTACGCAACGAATTCGCAGGGCCACGTCGCCGAGTACGAGATCGCCGGCCGGCGCATGAAGTTCCGCAGCTCGGCCGAGATCGTCGAGCAGATCAGGTACTGGGAGCGGGTTGTTGCCGATGAGACGGTCGCCGAGCGGCTGGCTGCCGGTCTGTCCTCTGGTCGCAAGATTTACACGAGGTTTTCGACATGAACATCCGCCAGAGCATTCGCAAGTGGCTGGGCCGCGCGCCGAAACCGGCCGGCAAACCTCTGTTCGTGCGCGCCTTCGACGGCGCTCGGCAGGACGACCTGACGTTCGGCTTCTCCAGCACGAACAGCAGCATCGACGTCGATATTGCCGGCGCACTGGAGAAGCTCCGCGGCCGTTCTCGCAACCTCGCGCAAAACAACGACTACGCGAGGAAGTTCCTGTCGCAAGTCGAAACGAACGTGGTTGGTCCGTCCGGGTTCACGCTCCAGGTGCAGGCCGCTGACGGTCCGAAGCTCGACGCGTTGGCGAACACGATCATCGAAGGCTCGTTCGCGGACTGGGGCCGGCGCGGGGTTTGCGAGGTGTCCGGCCAACTGTCGTTCGTCGAGGTGCAGCAAGTGGTCGCAGCGACGCGTGCGCGGGACGGTGAGGCGCTCGTTCGGTTTGTCCGCGGGCCGGAGTCCGGAAATCGGTGGAACTTCGCGCTGCAGCTGATCGACATCGACCGGCTGCCGATCGGGTATCACCTCGATCTGCGAAACGGCAGCCGGATCGTGATGGGTGTGGAGATCAATCGGTATGGTCGTCCGGTCGCCTATCACTTGCACCGGCAGCATCCTGGGACGTCTGCCGGAGCCTACGCCTATGCGGACATGGAGCGGGTGCCGGCGACGGACATCCTGCACCTGTTCCGGTCGATGCGGCCGGAGCAGCGGCGCGGCGTTCCGGCCATGCACACGGCGATGTTGCGCCTCGAGATGCTCGGCAAGTTCGACCTGGCGGCGGCCGCGGCCGCCAGGAAGGGGGCCGAAACGCTGGGATTCATCCAGTCGCCGAACGGTGAGGTTCTGCCAGGGGACGCGACGGCGGCCGACGGGAACCAGGTGACGACCAGCGTTCCGGGGACTTACGACACGTTGCCGGCCGGCTACGAGTTCAAGCCCTACGAGAGCCAGTACCCGAACGCGCTGTACGGCGAGTTCGTCAAGGCGAGCCTGCGCGGGATCGCCGCCGGCCTCGGGGTGAGCTACAACAGCCTGGCGAACGATCTGGAAGGGGTCAACTATTCTTCCATCCGCGCCGGCGTGTTGGAGGAGCGGGACATGTGGATGGCCGAGCAGCACTGGATGATCGAGGCGTTCCTGCGGCCAGTGTATGAGGGCTGGCTGAAGTCGGCGCTGTTGGCGCAGGCGGTGACCTATCCGCTCGGCGGTGCGCTGCCGGCGACCAAGCTCGACAAGTTCCTGTCCCACAGGTGGCAGGGCCGGCGCTGGGCGTGGGTCGATCCCCAGAAGGACATCGAGGCGAACATCGCGGCGATCAACGCCAAGCTCAAGTCTCGGCGGGAAGTCATCGCCGAGCAGGGCCGCGACATCGACGAGGTCTGGACGCAGCTGCAGGCCGAGCAGGACATGGCCGCGGCAATGAACCTTGACCTGGCGCCGGCGAAACAGGCCAATCCGGCTGCGGAAAAAGTGACATCTTCCCCCTGAAAATGTCCGCGCCGGCCTCGCACCATGCGAGGCATGGAAAAGCGCAAACAGGTCGGCAAGCTCGCGCGCTCGGTCACGATCGAGCGCGACGGCTCGGGTGACGCGGAAGTCTTTCGCGCGTCGATCTCCAGCGAGGAACCCTACGGGCGGTGGTTCGGGACCGAGATCCTGGACCACTCGCCGGGTTCCGTCGATCTCTCCCGCGCGGCCGATGGCCTGCCGCTGCTCTGGGGGCACGACGGTCAGACGCGCGGCACGGTGATCGGCCGGGTCGAGAACCTGCGCATCGAGGACAAGCGCCTCCGGGGCGATCTGCGGTTCTACTCGACTCCGGCGTCGCAGGAAGTGCGCACGATCGTTACCGAGGGCCACCGCGAGATGTCGGTGGGCTACTCGGTGGAGCGCATGAAGCTCGTCGAGGCCGGCAAGGATGGCACGCCGGACACCTACCGGGTCACCAAGTGGACCCCGATGGAGGCGTCCATCGTCGGCGTGCCTGCCGATGCGACGGTCGGCGTCGGCCGCGACGCGAAAGACGCCGCAGATTCGATTGTCGAGATGCCCGACCCCGAACCCGTTTCAGAACCGCAGGCGGCCGAGGCGGTCGAGCCTGTCAAGTCCCACGAAGGAGAGATTCGAATGGAACAGCAACAAGCGCCGGCCGCCGATCACGTCGCCGACATCATCAAGCTCGGCGAGAAGTACGCGGCACTGGGTGGCGACAAGGTCGCGCAGGAGTACCTGCGCAGCGGCCGCAAGGATCTGGGCGAGTTCCAGGCGCTGCTGCTCGAGCGCATCGGCACGAAGGGCAGCGATTCGGCCGGCGACATCGGCATGAGCGCGAACGAGCGCAACAGGTTCAGCGTCGTGCGCCTGATCCGCGCGCTGGCGAACCCGTCGTCGACCGAGGCGCGGCGCGAAGCGGCGTTCGAGTTCGAGGCGTCCGAGGCGGCGCTCAAGGCGCAGGGCCGGGCGCTGCGCGGCAACGCACAGGCGACGATCCCGATGGACGTGCTGTATCACGCCAATCGCGATCTGATCGTCGCGACGTCGACGATGGGCGGATACACGGTTGGCACCGACATGATGGGCGGGTCGTTCATCGACATCCTGCGCAATCGGTCGTTCGTGACGGCGGCCGGCGCGACGGTGCTGTCGGGCCTGCAGGGTGCCATCGCGATCCCGACCAAGACTTCGGGGGCGACGGCGTACTGGGTGGCGGAAGGCACGGCCCCGACCGAGGGCGCGATCGTGTTCGGTCAGGTGACGATGTCTCCGAAAACGGTCGGTGCGTGGGTCGACTTCAGCCGCAAGCTGATGCTGCAGTCCTCGATCGACGTCGAGTCGATGGTCAGGAACGACCTGTACGGCCAGGTGGCGACCGAGATCGACCGCGCGGCGCTCAACGGTGCCGGCACCGGCAGCGAGCCGTCGGGCATCCTCGCCTCGACCTCGGTCGGGACGAGCACCATTGGCGCGCAGGGCGGTGACCCGACCTGGGCCTCGATCGTCGAACTGGAGTCGCTCGTTGCGGCCGGAAACGCCGATCAGGGCGCGCTCGGGTACTTCTTCAACAGCAAGACCCGCGGCAAGCTCAAGACGATCGTCAAGTCGACGTCTGCGGTGGCCGGCTTCATCTGGGAGGCGGACAACACGGTCAACGGATACCGGACGTTCGTGACGAACCAGCTTCCGTCGAACCTCACGAAAGGCACGACGACGGGGCGTTCGGCGGCGATCTTCGGCAACTGGCAAGACGTGATGATCGGCCAGTGGGGCGGCCTGGATCTGCTGGTCGATCCGTACACGGCGAGCAACACCGGCACGGTGCGGGTCGTCGCGCTGCAGGACGTGGACGTCGCGATCCGCCGGGCGGCGAGCTTCGCGATTGCGAAGGACTACGCGAACTGATTCGTGGCTCTCCGGTGCCTAGCGTTGCGCTCGCGAAAAGCCGTGCTCCCTGCGGCCTGGCACCGGGACCTTCTCAGGGCGTCGTCAAGGGGAACGACTGATGGTGTGGCGAGCGGAGGACCCGGAAGGTAACGAGGCGGCGAAGGTCCGCTGGGACGTCGTCCCGTATGCCTGCGGCCGAGGCATCGACATCGGCTGCGGCGAGGCGAAGGTGTTCAACTCGTTCCTCGGCGTCGACAACTGCAAGGACAATGCGCTATTCGGCGCGCAGATCCGGCCGGACATCGGCGCGCAGGCCGAAGATCTCGGGATCTTCTCTGACGGGTCGTTCGACTCGGTCTTTTCGAGCCACACGCTCGAGCACATCGTCGACTATCACGCCGCGTTGACCGAGTGGTGGCGGATCACGAAGGTCGGCGGCTACTTGATCCTGTACCTGCCGCATCGGGACTTCTACCCGCGAATCGGCCAGCCTGGGTCGAACATCGACCACAAGCACGATTTCGCCCCGGAGCAGATTGTCGAGACGATGCGTGAGATCGGGCACTGGGATCTGGTCGTCAACGAGACGCGCACGGACGAGGACGAATATTCGTTCCTGCAGGTCTACCGCAAGCGTGACGACGGCCAGTGGAACGAGCCGTACAGGGAGCCGCGGCCGGGAAAGACGCTCGCGCTCGTGCGTTTGGGCGCGTTCGGTGACGCGCTGTGGCTCACCTCGGCGTTGCCGCACCTGAAGGCGCAGGGGTATCACGTCACGGTTTACACGCAGGAATCCGGCGAGGCGATCCTGCGTCACGACCCAAACGTCGATCGCATCATCCAGATGCCGGATTACCTGTTCACCGGGCAGAACCTGGTGGCGTACTTCCTGCACGAGCAGCGCAAGTACGACAGGTTCATCAACCTGGTCGGATCGGTCGAAACGCGTCTGCTGCCGAATCCGAAGGACTTCGAGTACTACTGGGCCGACGAGGTTCGCAGGCGGGTGATGAACGTCAACTACCTGCAGACGGTCCATGAGTGGTGCGGGGTGCCGTATGAACCGAGGGTCCGTTTCACCCCGACGGCCGAGGAACGGTCGCAGGCTTGGACGCGTCGTTCAGAGATGGCCGGGCCTGTGGTGGTCATCAACCCGTCGGGTTCCGGTCAAGCCAAGTGGTGGCCGCACTGGCAGCGGTGCGCGGAGCAGCTGGCCGAGCGAGCGCATGTGGTGGTACTGGGAGATGCGCCTGGCAAGCAACCGGCGTCGTTGGAGCGGATTCACCTGATCGGCAGGTCGTGGCCGATCCGCGAGGCGCTGGCCTTCGCGCAGCTCGCCGATGCGGTGATCGGGCCGGAGTCGGCGATCACGAACTGCGTCTCCTTCGAGCCGATGCTCAAGGTGGTGATGCTGTCGCATTCGACGGTGGAGAACCTGACGCGCGACTGGGTGGAGACTGTGACGATCGCGGTGGACGGCCTCGATTGCTATCCGTGCCACCGCATCCACACCAACATGGACTATTGCGCGGTCGACAAGGAAAGTCGCGCCGCCGCGTGCCAGGCGTCGATCAAGCCGAATCAGGTCGCCGACGTAGTGGTCGAGTACATGAACTGGCTGGCCGAAGAAAGGAAGGCTGCGTGAGCTTCACCGAGTCGCTCGACGCCTTCTTCGGGGATCTGTCGGTATCCGCGACGATCGTCACCGGCACCTCGACCTCGACGGCGAACGTCTACTTCGACAGTCCGTCGACGATCGGGTTGGCCGGCGCTGTGGTGATGGACGCGCCGTCGATCGTGGCGCAGGAGTCCGCGGGCCTCGCTCGCGGGTCGACCGTGACGATCTCCGGGGCCGGTTACACGGTGCGCCTGGTCGAAAAGCTCGACGACGGCGCGCTGGTACGCGCCACGCTGGAGGCGGCATGACCAGCAAGGCCGAGAGCATCACGCAGGCGGTGGTGACCGCGCTGGGCACTCCGACGATGACGGCGGTGCCGACGGCGCGCGTCTTCCGCGACCTGAAGGACGCGCTCGCCTCCGACCAATGGCCGGCGATTGTGGTCGAGACTGGCGACGAGCAGGAGCCGGTGCGGGCGCTGATCGGCTACAAGATGCGCCGCGTCGACGTGCTGATGACGATCTTGGCCGACGGCGGATTCTCGGACGCCGACGCCGCGCTCGTGGAGGCGCACAACCGGCTGGCGGCCGACCCGACGCTGGGCGGCCTGGCGTTCGAGTTCGACGAGTTGGAAACGACCCGCACGCGCGAGGGCGCCGCGCAGAACGTGGTCTCGGTGACGAAGACGTACCAGTACAGCTTTCGCACCACCGAGGCGAGTCTGGAATCGTAGGAGAACGAGATGGCATTCGGTCGCAAGTTTCGGAACGTGGTGATTCTGGCGAAGGTCGAGACGACGAAGGGCACCGATTCGACGCCGTCGGGGTCGTCCAACGCGATGTTGCCGGTCGGCGAGGTGACGCTCACACCGATCGACGCGGAGCGGGTGCCGCGCAACGTGATCCGCGGCTACTTCGGTGCGCCGGATTCACTGCTCGGCTCGACGTGGTCGCGGCTCGCTTTCAGCGTGGAGGCGGCGAGTTCCGGCACCGCCGGCACTGCGCCGGCGTGGGGTGCGCTGCTGCAGGGCTGCGGCTTCACCGAGACGGTGTCGACGGCCTCGCGCGTGGAATACACGCCAGCCTCGACGAGCCTGAAGGGCGTCTCGATCTACATGTACGCCGACGGACTGCAGTATACGCTGATCGGATCGGTCGGGAACCTGAACGGCGCGGCCAACGTCGGAGGGATTCCGCTGCTCAACTTCGAGTTCCTGGCCCCCTACGTCGCGCCGACGGCGGTCAGCAACCCGTCGACGACGCTCACCAGCTGGCAGACGCCGTCGCTCGTGAACGACGCCAACACGGTCGACCTGGTCGTCGGCGGCACGTACTCGACGGGCGCGATCTCCGGCGGCACGAGCTACGTCTCGGGGGGCGTCGAGTTCGACCTCGGCAGCCAGATCAGCCGTCGCGAGCTGATCGGCGCGAAGGAAGCGGTGATCTCGGACCGCAACATCACCGGCACGATCAAGACGCTCGACCTCACGGCCGCGCAGGAGATCACCGTGCAGGGACTGGTGACGGCCAACACGGCGACAAGCATCGGCCTCACGCACGGCACGGCGGCCGGAAGCAAGGTCGTGTTCTGGTTCGGCCAGGCCAAGCTGCTCAACGTCAACCCGGTGAACCTGGAAGGGGTCTGGACGTCGGATGTGCCGTTCGAGGCGCCGCCGAGCGCGGGTAACGACGACATGAGGATCGTTGCGCTATGACCTTCAAGCTCAAGCCGAACCCGACCTTCTGGGCGAAGGTCGAGATCTACCGCCCGGGCGAGGGCCCGTCGATCCTCGAGGTGGAGTTCGCGCATCGGGGTTTCCGCGAGGCGTTGGAGCTGGCCAGCGAGATCGGCGCGGGGATGCCGCGCGAGCGGCAGCTGGAGGTGCTCTGCGGCCTGGTGCGCTCCTGGCGCGGCGCAGACGCGGACTTCTCCGAGGCGGCGCTGAGGGATGCCGCGGAGGACTTCCCCGGCTTCGCCGCGTCGGTGCTGACGGCGTACCTGGAGGAACTGCGGGGCGCGCGCCGAAAAAACTGATCGAGATCGCGCGTCGTCTCGTGTCCGGCGGCCGGGACGATAGCGCGATCCGGGCCAACGCCGCGAACGCTGGCATACGAATCGAGCTGCCGCCGGACCCGGGCTGCGAGGTGTGGCCGGAGAACTGGATGGTGATGCAGGTAGCGGTGCGGATGGTCTCTCAGCTCAACGTGGGATTCGGCGGCGTCGTGGGCTTTCGCTACGAGGCGCTGCCGGTCGTCTTTCGCGCGCTGCGCGTGAAACCTGCTGACCAGCTCGACACGATGGACGCGCTGCGCGTCGTCGAGGGTGAGGTCGTGCGGTTGCTGAACGAGAGGCGCTGATGGCGAACCCCGAATCCAAGTTCGTCATCACCGCGGAGGACCGGGCGACCGCGACATTGAAGAAGGTGTCGGCCGAGTTTGGCGGCTTAGGGGCGTCGGCCACACGCGCGGCGGCGATGCTTACGACCTTTGGCGGCGCGCTTTCGCTCGGCGCGGTGGCGGCGGCGTTCAAGTCGACGGCCGACCGGATGGATGAGTTCTCGAAGGCCGCGCAGCGCGCGCAGATGCCGACCGAGGATTTCTCGCGCCTGGCCTACGCCGGCAAGCTGGCCGACGTCTCGATGCAGGACCTGCAGACCGCAATGGGCCGGCTGGCGAAGGCGCAGGGCGACGCGATCGACGGCACCGGAGAGCAGGCCGATGCGTTCCGGATGCTCGGCATCAGCGTCAAGAATGCCGACGGCACCCTGCGCGACACCAGCGACGTCTTCCTCGAGTTCGCCGACAAGTTCGAGAAGTACAAGGGGTCGCCGGAGGTGATGGCGGCCGGCATGAAGCTGTTCGGCCGCAGCTTCCAGAACCTGATTCCGCTGCTGAAGGATGGCTCCAAAGGGCTCAAGGATGCCGCCCGGGAGTCCGACGAGCTCGGCTTCACGCTCGGCGACCGGGCCGGCAAGCAGGCCGAGGCGTTCAACGACAACCTGACCAGGCTGGGCCTAGCGGGCCGAGGTGTCGCTCAGATCATCAGCGGCGAGATGATGGGTCCGGCGGTCACGTTCACCGACCAGCTCGTCGATCTGGCGAAGGCCGCGCTGAACGCCGACGGCGGCATCCGCGACATGGCGCGCGATGGCACCTTCAAGGAGTGGGCGCAGGACGCGGCGATCGGTGTCGCCGTGTTGGCCGAGTCGCTGACTGCTGTTGCCAAGATGGCCGCCACGGTCGTGTATGCGTTTGGGGCGGTATGGGCGGACGTCAAGCTTGCGCTGAATGCCGCTCACGTCGTGGCGGGCGGCTGGATGTTCTCGTCGAGCCGCAATGCGCTGTCCGACGCGCTCGACGAGCGAAACAAGACCGTCGAGTCGTTCAACAAACGGTTGGACGACCTGCTGCACTACAACGGCACGGCCCTGTCGGATGCGCTGCGCGCGCAGTTTCACCCGGCGGCGTTCAGCGGCGCCCTGCTCGCCGGCAGCAAGCCATCTGGATCGCGCCCTCGCTCGGGTGGCGGCGGGGGGGGCGCGAAGGATTCGGACGTCGACAAGTACCTGCGCCAGCTCGACGAGCAGATCGCGAAGACAGCGGACCTGACGACCTACGAGAAGCTGCTCAACGACATCGAGGCAGGCCGGCTCAAGGGCTTGACGGCTGGCCAGTTCGAGGCGCTGCGCGCGAAGGCTGAAGCGATCGACGCGGCGAAGGATGCGGCCGAGGCGGCGAAGCGCGAGGCCGAGTTTCAGGACCTGCTGAACAAGGCGAAGCAGCGCGAGATCGAGCTCGACGCCGAGCTCGTCAAGAAGATGGAGGAGCGGGCCAACAAGTGGCTCGACGAGCTCGACCCGATGCGCGAGTTCATCCGGCACATCGAGGACGTCGATCGCGTGGTCGCAGAGCTGCAGAAGCGCGGCTGGATCTTCACGCCCGAGCAGATCGCGGCGATGAAAGAGCTTGGGAACGGCATGAAGAAGGACGTCGACGAAATCAACGCTTGGGCCGTGCAGGCAGCCAAGAACATTCAGGACGCACTCGGTCAGGGGCTGTACGACATCCTGAGCGGCAACTTCGACAACATCGGCAAGTCCTTCGGGAACATGCTCAATCGCATGCTCGCCGAGGCCACCGCTGCGCAACTGAGCCGTGCGCTCTTCGGAAACGATTTTGCGAAGGGCGGCGGGCTGGGCGGCCTGCTCGGCGACGGGTTGAAGTGGCTCGGAAACCTGTTCATCCCCAGCCACGCTGACGGTCTCGATTACGT